ACTTAGGACTGTTTAACATCCTAGCCTTGTATTCATTGATAATAGCTGTATCCCCTTTGGGACGACCAAGGACACCCTTGTTCTTCTGTTTCTTGGCTACTATCTCACCCTTCTTAGGTCTACCTGCTTTACGCTTCTCTGGCTCACTAAGGATAGCTTTGGCTTCCTTGACTAAGGCTTCCTCGCTTGGTGGGTAATCTACCGTTTCTACTGTCTTTGGTTCCATCTTTGTCCTTTAAGGAGATGTTTCTCTAATTATTTATTTATGGTAGGCCCACTCTTTTTACCAGCAAACCTTGTTTTACCGTCACATGCTTTTAGGATACTGGCTCCCCAGATACCGGTACGTCTTTCAGCTTCCCTTGCTGAGTGAAAGACATCCCCTGTAGTTAGACAAACAACAGGTGTATTCTTATTCTTAGACCAAACATCAAACCTAACTTCTTTAAGTGTTTTTTTCATCAAGTCTCTCTACTTTAAAGTATGTTTAATGTTAAGTTTACTTGTATTTAAGGTATCTTTAATAGTAGTATTACTTTAATAGTGTATTTTCTTATAAAGTATTATAACTTATAAAGTTCTTAACTTACTAGGCCTCTTGTGTCCTATATAGTACTTTAGTTAACTACTTAGATTCATCCCTAGTGATCTTCATAGAATATTATAACTATCCACACTCTATCAGACTTTTAAGCATTTGTCAAGCTTTTTCTTCAATTATTTACAATTATTTTACATTCCATTGGGTAGACACCCATTCCCTCCCTACTTCATAGCCCCTTGTGGGCACTTTAGAGGCCCTCACAAGGCACTATGCCAGCCCCTCGTGTACGGATTCCCTCCCTTGACCTGTCCCCCATTTCTACATACCTGACCTGTCCCTAATTAGTTGTCATACAACTTCCTTGATTTTATTGTCTTTTTTGTCTAGTTGAGAATGATTCCTAATTACTTTCTTTTATCCTCTTTTTTGTGTACTTTAGAGGCTCCCACAAAAGTAACACTAACAAGCCACCCCCTCCCCCCATGTCATGTCAGCGTAGCGTTAGTAAGCACTCACTTCGCAGGCAATATAGTTATAAAACATAATCATCAGTATACTTACTAAGTTATCCACAGGATACTCACAGGATCTCCACAGGAACTAAAGTGCAGGTCATTGTAGCACCTATTCAGCCCTAAAACGTACTACCTAGGTTCTAAGGGTAAACACCTACCTACCAAGTTATCCACAAGAGGCTGTTAGTAACCTGTTAGCAACTACCTAGTTATCCACAGTCTAACCAAAACAGTGCATCATTGTGCCCCAAAATAGTGCTCAGTGCACTAAAATGAACCATTATGGTGCATCATAAACTAATGCTAAAGGTTACAGTCTACACTGGTTGTAGGTCTACAGGTTACAGGTGGCAAGAGAATGTAATACTTGGGTACTAATAAATCTAGGCTGGCACGGTGCTTGCAATATAACATACGTCAACCGACAAACTTAACTTCTTAAGGATCAAGACACCATGGCACCCACTACTAAAAACACCTTCACAGATTCTCTGAGGGTTTTCTCCCAGTACCAACAGGCTAAAATATACTATGTTGCTAACCGAGCTTCCTGCCCTCTTTGGGTGGCTCTGGACTACCTGATCGCAGAAGAGTGGGACGAGCAAGATGCACTTACTAGCCTACGCGGTGATATCAAGGAAACATTCTAATCAAGGGGCTAAACCATGAAGAATCGTATCATTGACCATATCATCTACGCTTTGGGCCTTGTTGCCCTTATCATTGTGTGGCTAACGGCGTAAGGGGAAATATCATGTCACAATTCAAAACTGCTAGTCCATATACAGAGCATTGTTTTAACCCTCATGGCCTAAAAAACTATGATGCGGTCTTAGAGTGTGAAATGCGTGAAAACGGATTTGCCTCTTATGACTTGACTGTATTGGACTTCAACACACACTATCAAGTAGCGCATGGCGCTTACATTGAGCCGTTTATCTTTAAGACCACAAAAGAAGCTAAACAATGGCTTTTAAACTGGTATGAGTTAAACAAACAAAAAGCCGCATAACACGCTAGAATATCACTTATAAAGCCTCAACACGGGGCTTTATGGGGGCTATTTTGCCCTAAACTTGACAAGGACTGTCTACCATGATCGCAATTCACACTAAATACATTGGCCCAACAAACACAAAAGGGTCAAGAATAAAAGCCTATACAAGCACTGGGTTCACTGCTACAGTGCCTTATGACTACATCACCAACCATGAGAAGGCTCACTTTGAGGCCGTCAAAGCATTAGTAGCCAAGCATAAATTAGACTGGGATATCAGCAAGATGTGTTACGGTGATTCAGCCGACGGTAAGGGCTATGTCTTTTGTTTTGCAGATTCTATTGTAGGAGCTTGAAAACCATGTCTAACAGTAAAAACGGATACTTTGCAACCATTCCGGTGAGATTCTTTGTCGTTGACTATGACGCCGAAGACGATGCTATTCAATGGGACTTGAAAGAGGTCAATGAGCACGAATTCTTGCAGGCCGAAGGACGTATTACCTATGAACGACACACTGTAAGGGAAAACGGGTGCTCACAGATTTGGTTGACAAAGGGGCTTGACGTATGAAATACATAATTCGCTTCATCACCGACGAAGGATTCTATTTTGACTATCAAAAGAGAGGCAAAACAGAGTACACAAGTAGAGGTGCTAAAAGAATCGCTAACCGTCTATATAGGCAGTTTAACTGGACTTGCTACTTAATTGAGGTTAACGTATGATGTCTAAACTAGAATTTCACGAGCTTGAGCGCATGGCTTGGAGGGAAAACAACCCTCTACACGGTGAGCTTGTGTCTATGCGTCAAGAATTGATACATTTGCTTAGGATAGCCAATTCAGTAGCGTCACGATATGATTGTGTAGTGAACAATGCCTTTGAGGATGACGACTATGCTTCGGTGGCATTGTGGGCTACATTCATTAACCATATTGATAGTCTTGAGAGAGACTTAGGGGAGGATTTATGACAATGTTAATACTTTTCTATACAGTTGATCTTATTGTGGAGTATGATTTATGGTAACAGTCTCTAATTGGCCGTTCCCATCAGAATTGCCACCAAAGAAACCTAACGACAACTTACCTCAAAGGTATAACCCTGCAAACGATGAGGAATCACCGATATGAAAGCATTTATCAAAATTGAATTGATTGCAGACACAAAGGATAAGGCGGTTGACATTCTTGCTGCCCTGCTTTTGAAGATAGAAAAACACCAATTTCCGTACCCGCATGACAACGATGGCGGGGAGTGGGTGTTTAAATGGTCTAACCTGCCTCATGAAGACGATTAAAACGGCCTAGAAGGCGGTTAAAACGATTGACTAATGGCTACGTAGCCAAGGAGGGTAAAAATGCATTGTGTGGCTTGTAACAAGTTGCTTACTGATTTTGAATCAACTAGGAAAAACGCTATAACCAAAGACTACATTGATCTTTGTAGGGTATGTTTTGAGGATGTTAAGGGTCTATTTCCTGTCATTGAACGTAAAGACCTTATAACTGAGTCGGATTTAGACTTGGATGGCGATGACGATGTTGTAGTAGAATCTGACATGAAGATGAACACAGGGGAACTAGGAGACTATATAGACTATATAGTATCTAATGACTTCTATGGTGATTCATAGACGTTTCATAGAAGTAAAATACACTATTAAAGATACCTTAAATACATATAAATTGTCTTTAAAGATACTTTAAAGTGCAAACCAACAAAAGGAAAATTTAATCATGGAATTAAAAATTGACATTGACATTGAAACTTTGGATGAAATATTTGGTGTTGTCTTAAAACAACAGTACAAGGATTTATCTCCTACCATAGGGGGTGTACCTATGTTTTCTTATGACAAAGAGGAAAACAAAAAGAAGGTAGCAGAATTGAGGAAAGCCTTTAGGTTGGTCGGTGAATACAATGGGGTAAAGCTATGAATGAAATGCAGAATGAGTACGGTGCAACGGACAAAGAGATAGACGATTGGGTCATGAATGAAGAAGCCCATTACAACTTCACTATCCTAGATGTAGCTGAGTTAATCTCTATCTATGGTTGGCAACAGGTGTTAGCTGACATTCTCGAAGCGGAGAAAAAGACATGAGTAAAGAAGCAATGAAACAGGCGCTTGAGGCGTTGAAAGAAGGTGATTGGTATATTGGTCATCTTGAAACCATTGTTTATTCGTCTGATGATGATGGAATACATGGAAATCGTGCCAAAGTACAAGAAGCAATCAAGTCCCTAGAAGAAGCACTATCCAAGCAAAAACATGGCAGTCCAGAGGATATGTATGTCGAGATGTACAAGCACTTGAACTGCCCACATTGCGGCGGCAGTGGTCACATTGATGATGTGGCAGAGAAGCAAAAGCCTTATGGTTACTTAAAACTAAGCAACGCAAAGTTTTATCATGAAGTTGAAGGTATGGTAGACATTGACAACAACCCTGAATTCTTGGCGCTCTACACCCACCCATATGTTCCTACGGAACGGCAACCAAAGCGTGCCGTGTCAACGACACATAAATGGGTTGGGCTGACGGATGAGGAAATTGACGAATGTGATTGGGGTCAATCTGAGCGCGACCACGCCAGAGCCATTGAAGCCAAACTCAAGGATAAGAACACATGATTATGTCTTTGTGTATTTTTGTATTAACTTTGTTGAAAGTGGGTCTTAAATGACTGAAAGGAATGTAAAGTGAGAGTAACTTTAACCTATAACTTGACTGATCCTAGGGATGCCCACGCTTACAAGTGCTCGCAGAAGGCCGTAGAAGCCTTTTACACGCTTGAAACCATACAAGATGACTTGGAGATGTTCATGACCAACAAAACCACCTCAGAAGAGTGTTTACTGGACATTCAAAGGGTTATCATTCAATGGAACAAATCTAACCATGTATAAGCCTGCCCTCGGTTGGCGTAAAAGGAGAAAGATTATCATGAGCAAGTCAGACGGAAGTAAGCGTAGCGACGGAGGTAAAGGTAGTTCACCACGCCCTTTCAGCATATCTCAAGAGGAATACGATAAGCGTTGGGACGCAATATTCAGCAGAGACTTAGAAGAAGAATCTACAGAGGAAGTAGAGGAAGAGGAAGAAGATTATTTGAAGTGTTTACGCTGTGGTGGTGTTGATACAATGTACGTAGTCCCTAACGGGATGTATCGTGTATGTGACCAATGTGGTAACGCTGAAAGGATTCTACATGACGACCCTGACTACTAAAGACTGTATGACACAAGATGAAATTATTGAGATGGCTAAAAAGGTTCGGTCTTCAGGTTATTGGGATGCCTTTGACTTGATTAACTTTGCCAAACTGGTAGCAGAAGCGGCAGCGTCTAAAGAGCGTGAGGCGTGTGCAAAGTTGTGTGAAGATAAGCACGACACTTGGCGATGGGATGATGAATCTGATTCAGCAAGTGGGCCTAGAGACTGCGCTAAAGCAATTCGTGCGCGAGGTGAAAAATGAATAGTTTAAAGGTTGCCTCAAAGTTCCTGAAACACATACCATGTGAATCCTGTGGTTCCTCCGATGGGAACAGTCTTTACGACGATGGACATTCGTATTGTCATGTTTGTAGTGCGTACACATCAGGAGAACATGTCGATAAAACACCAGAATATAAACATGACAGTAAATCGAAAGTAAAACCTATGATTAGCAGCAACAAAGTTGGTGAGATTAAGGCTATCCCTGATCGAGGGATTACACAGCAGACCTGTGAAGCCTACGGTGTACGTCAGGACGCTACAAAGCATTACTATCCTTACTTTGACCAAGATGGTAAGGAGGTAGCAGCTAAGGTACGTCATGTTGAGTTAAAGAACTTCAGCGTTGAAGGTAGCTGGTCACAGGCGGCCTTATTCGGTCAACAACTATTCGCTAAGGGTGGTAAGTACATCACACTCTGTGAAGGCGAATTAGACGCTCTAGCGGCCTATCAGATGACAGGTAGCAAGTGGCCTGTGGTGTCTATCAGAAACGGTGCATCAGCTGCATTGAAGGACTGTAAGGCTAACTACGAATACCTAGATAGCTTTGCGGAGATTGTGATCTGTTTCGACGCAGATGATGCAGGGATTAAGGCTTCTAACGAGGTAGCTGAACTCTTTGGTAGCAAATGTAAGATTGTTAAACACTTAAAGGACTTCAAAGATGCTTGCGACTATCTCCGTAACGGACGAACAACTGACTTTGTTAATCAATGGTGGAGAGCTGAAGCGTTTAAACCAGAAGGCATCGTAACAATCAGTGACATCAAAGATAGACTGCTATCTCCAGCTACAGCGGGTGTTGATTGGTGCTTCCCTACACTCACCTCCCTCACCTACGGAAGACGCAAAGGTGAACTCTATGCCTTTGGTGCAGGTGTTGGAGTAGGTAAGACTGATGTTTTTACACAACAGATTGCTTACGATATTTCAGTATTGAACAAACGAGTAGGGGTTATCTATCTTGAACAAAATGTTGTCGAGACTGCTCAACGAGTGGCTGGTAAATTGGATGGTAAGTTGTATCACATTCCTGACGCTATGTGGACTCGTGATGAGTTCGTTGCTAGTGTGGATAGGCTGGAAGCTCGCCAACAGCTTTACATGATGGAACACTTTGGTGCTATGGATTGGAAGACTGTCAAAAGCATTATGAAGTACTTTGCTAAGGCTTATGACATTGAGCATATCTATCTAGACCACCTTACAGCTTTGAGCGCAAACGAAGAGGATGAGCGTAGAGCTTTGGATGGAATCATGGCTGACATGGCTTCTTTGGCACAATCTGATGGCCTGATTATCCATTTCATTAGCCACTTGACTACACCAGACGGTAAACCCCACGAAGAGGGCGGTAGAGTGATGGAAAAACACTTTACAGGATCAAGGGCTATTGCTAGGTGGTCACACTATATGTTTGGTCTTGAGCGTAACAAGCAGGACGAGGACGAAAAAGCTAGACAAACAACCACTTTCCGTGTCCTGAAAGATCGGTTCACTGGAAGGGCTACCGCTGAGAAGTTTGGCCTTTTCTATAACCGTGACACAGGGCTACTGGCTGAGGCTCCTTTGGAAAAATCTTTGTCTATGGATACTGGTAGAAAAGCGACAGCGTTGTATGAAGTAACGATGGAGGAATTATGATTGAAGAGCTTGAAACTGAAAACAGGATGCTACGTGCTCGTAATGAAAGGCTTGAGCGAGAGCTTGAAGAAGCAAAGCAAGAGCTAACAAGATCACAAAAGATGCAAGATGCTGGATTTACTCGCAGACCAAAAGGTTTGGATTCTGACGCAGAGAAAGATCAAGAGCCTGTGCAACATTGGTCAGACTGTGCCATGCATAGAGAACCCGCATACCCAAAAGGCGAATGCGACTGTGGTGGATACATTCCAGCAACGCCAGCAACAGAAGAAGATTTGAAGGTGTATCAATCTATTGCTGACAACTACTTCAAAGACACACAACCAAAGCGTGCCGTGTCAGAGACACATAAGCCGCTGACGGATGAGCAGATTGACGACTTACATGGAGAAGCAAACAGAGGGTTTTGTATTGAACGAGAAGACTATTTCAAGGCTTTTAGAGATGCAGAAGCCGCCCACGGCATAACTAAGGATTAAAAATGACAGAAATGCTAATAGTAGGTAGCACTGGAATTGGATACGCTGTAGTAGGTGTACTCCAAGGCCTAAAAGGGGAATACAGTAACATGGCTATCTGGCTAGGTTACTCTATTGCACAAATTGGTTTATTCTTGAACTTAAAGTAACGGAAAGTCTAAGATGAATAAAAGATTTAAAGAACTTGCTGAACGAGCCTATAAAGATGTTAATACCAACACACCAAGTTTTCTTGTTACTAAGGAGATGGTTGATGCTAGGTTTGCTGAGTTGCTCATCAAGGAATGTGCTAGCATAGTAGATCAAAGACCTAATGTGTTAATTGATCAAACGACTGGTGGATGGCTCAGAGAACAGTTTGGAGTCGCTGAAGATGATTAAGACTACACTAGCACCTAATGCACCGTGGTACACTGCTGAAGAGATTGTGTGGCCTGAAGAGGATAAGCCTCAAGAAAAGAAGGTAGTTAAGAAGCCGTTTGAGAAAAGGACTAAGAGGGCTAAACCCTCGGAGATTGACGCTAGGTTTGAACAATGGTTAAAATCGATTGAGAGGATTAAATGAGCGTATGATTAACGAACACGACATAAACGATATGTGGGATAAAGAGACTCAGGAAGCCTATCTCAAGTGGGCTAAAGAGTACGGAGTCCCTTACGATCCTTGGTTTGGTCAACCTGCTGTGTCTGCTGCTTGGATAGCGGCTGTGAAGTGGGTGGAGAAACGCCATGAAGAAAACAAAGGATGGTTTGAATGACTAAAAAATATGAGCCTTCAGCTTTTCCTAATCCTCGATGGGAAGGATGGGGAGAACCAGAAAAAGGCATGACATTGCGTGACTACTTTGCTGCCAAGGCGATGCAAGCGGTCTTTTCTCAGATATTTATTGCTTCTCAAGCCAATGGCACAACACCTGAAAAATTAGCCGAACTGAAAGCTACTGGCGCATATATTTGTTATTCAATGGCTGACGCAATGCTCAAAACTAGAGAGGTTGATGTATGATTGACAACTACGAACGCTTAGTTGGTAGGCTCATGGACTTAGAGACCAAGTTCTACGAGCTACAAGAGAAGTACCATACACTCATCAATGATTACGAAAAGTTGAAAGAAGAACATGAAAAGGATCGCCTTAGATATAGAGACCAACTTGGCACACGATACGATCCATTTAACCGTTTCTCAGGACATTGACACAGGGGAAATAAGAGTATGGAAAGCTCCAGACGGCCTATGGGACTACTTAAAGGACGCTACATTGATAGTAGCTCACAACGGCATAGGATTCGACTTCCCTCTATTGAACAGGCTCTGGGGGACGAAGATTGGATTGAAGCAGGCTTACGATACTCTCGTAGTGTCAAGGTTGATAGAACCGACGAGGGAGACAGGACACTCTCTGGACGCTTGGGGAAAAGAACTAGGAAAGGAAAAGATTGATTATGGAAAAGTATGGTCTTGGATGGTTGGTCGATCTGAAGAATATGCTGGTGAAGCTTTTGATAAACCTATTCCTGATTTGCTTGAGCATTATTGCGTACGCGATGTTGCTGTTCTACGGGATCTTTTTGTGCGTCTTTGTAGTGATCTCGAATCTAAAGGATTTTCTCAAGAGTCTGTTACCCTCGAACACCAAGTAGCAAGCATCATAGCTAAACAGGAACGCAATGGATTCAAACTTGACACAATCTACGCAACTTGCTTACTTGCTGACCTCAAAGGAAAAATGGCTGGAATCTATGAGCAGATGCAAGAGCGATGGCCTCCCGTCATCAAGGAACGATATTCCGAGAAGACAGGAAAAAGACTCAAGGATGAGACAATTACCTTTAATCCAGCAAGCAGACAACAAGTAGCTGAGAAGCTGATTAGTCTTGGATGGAAGCCTAAAAAATTGACCCCAACAGGTCAACCTTTGGTAGATGAGGGTACTTTAAGGGGAATTTTGTTCCCAGAAGGTCAAATTATCGCTGACTATTTTATGCTTCAGAAACGGGTAGCTCAGATAGAATCTTGGATAGATGCTGTAGGTAAGGACGGTAGAGTACACGGTAAGGTTATCACCAATGGTGCTGTGACAGGACGAATGACGCATAGCAGCCCTAACATGGCTCAGATACCTAACTCTGGTTCTCCATACGGTCCTGAGTGTAGGCAGTGTTGGACAGTTGAAGAAGGTAACGTGTTGGTAGGATGTGACGCAAGTGGGTTAGAGCTACGTATGTTGGCTCATTACATGAAGGATGAAAACTATGTCAAGACAGTCACCGAGGGAAGCTCTAAAGACGGCACAGATGTGCATACGATCAACCAACGTGCAGCCGGTTTGGAAACGAGGGATCAAGCAAAAACGTTCATCTACGCCTTCCTCTATGGGGCAGGGCCGGAGAAGATCGGCTCCATCGTCGGGGGTTCTCGTGTTCAGGGTCAGCGCCTTATCGATAGATTTCTTAAAGGGACTCCCGCACTCCAACGTCTACGTGATCTGGTACAACGGTATGCGGAGAAAGGCTATGTACCGGGCCTCGATGGTCGCAAGATTTGGGTTCGTAGTGAACATGCGGCACTCAATAGCCTTCTTCAGGGCGCGGGGGCTATCGTTATGAAGAAAGCTTTGGTGATCTTTATGAAGAGAGCTAGAGAGTTGGATTTAGGTGTTAAGATGGTCGCAAATGTTCACGATGAATGGCAATTTGAATGCTCTGAAGTCTATGCTAGAATTGCAGGCGAATTAGCAGTTAGGTCTATCATAGACGCAGGTGAAGAATATAAACTTCGTTGTCCTCTTGATGGGGAATACAAAATAGGCCGAACATGGAGGGACACCCACTAATGTGTTTACTTGACAAAACACACTGGATATGTTATAGTGTTTCTAAAGGAGAACTTAATGAAACAATGTAGCGTATGCAAAGAAACAAAAGATTTTGATCAGTTCTATAACTATAAAACATCTAAAGATGGGAAAAGTTATCGCTGTAAAGCATGTGACGATGTGGCACGAAAAAAATGGTCAACTTCAAACCCTGAAAAGGCACATTTGTCTCAACGACAGCGCAATTTAAAACAACGATTTGGTGTTGATTTAGAGTGGTATGAAGAACAGTTTAAGAAACAGAACTATTCTTGTGCTATCTGTAAATCAAAAACAAATAAAACAACAGGTGACAGACAGTTCTGGAATTTTTCTGTAGATCATTGCCATGATAGTGGGAAAGTTAGGGGAATACTTTGTAACAACTGTAACCGAGCACTTGGCCTATTCCAAGATAATCCAGAAGTATTAAGAAAGGCTGCTGAATATGTCGAGACTCACTAAGAAGGATGATGCAATAAAACAACAGATCTTGCTAAACATTAGTGATGATTCGTTTATAATTCACCATACAGACACGATGGATATATTAGATGTATACTTGGTATTGGTTGCTGCCATAGAATACATTGAAGAAGAGGCAACTGGACTTGCTAAACTTGAAGGGAAATATTTGCAATGACTCTAAATTTGGAACCAAATGAAGTACAATTCTTGTTACAAGTACTAGGAGAGCTGCCAACTAAGACAGGCGCTTTCGTACTCGTACAGAAAATCGAAGGGCAAGCACAAGCCCAACAAACCAACCAAGTAAAGGAAGATTAAGATGAGTGATTTGAAACCAGCAAAGATCAACGGTGAGTTGTTCTGGACTAAGTGGATGAACAACCTGAACACTAAGTTTAACGAGGCTAACGACAAGTACGAATGTACCATCGGTAACATCTCAGACAACGATGCAGCTAAGTTGACTGCTTTGGGTATCAAGGTCAAGAACAAAGACTCTATGGGCAACTACATTGTCTGTAAGTCTAAGTATGCCTTCAAGCCTATCGGTGAAGACATGAAAGAGATTGCAGTTGAGGACTTGGGTAACGGTTCTAAGGTTGTTGCTGTTGTCAGCTCATACGAACACAAGATGAGCAAGATGCACGGTAAAGCACCATCCTTGAAGAACTTCATGGTCACGCAAGTGGTCACCTATGTCCCAGAGACAGAAGAAAGCCTCTGATCCTGACACACGCCCCTCTGTGGCCTTAATCGACGCCGACATCATTTGTTATCGCGTTGGTTTTGCCTCAGAGGATGTCGATGAAGCTATCTGTCTTGCTCGCGTAACTGATCTTATCCATGACATTGTTTACTTTGATCTCAAGTGCGATGACTACAAAGCGTACATCACTGGTAAAGGTAACTTTAGATACGAGATTGCAGTTACTGAGCCTTACAAAGGGAATCGTAAAGATGCTAAGAGGCCAGTGCATTACGAAGCTATCAGGAACCATCTCCAGCGCCTTGGTGCAGAACTGGTTGAAGGACAAGAAGCTGATGATGCAGTGGCTATCGAAGCAAGTACTAACGGAGGCTGGATTGTCTCCATTGACAAAGACCTAGATCAAGTTGAAGGTTGGCATTACAACTTCGTAAAGAAGGAAGAGTATTACATCGAAGAGTTTGAAGGACTCAAGAACTTTTACTCTCAGATCCTCACAGGGGATCGTATTGACAACATCATTGGCTTGAAAGGCATAGGGCCAGTTAAGGCTGCAAAGATCTTAGCTGAATGTAAGACTGAACGGGAGATGTACGATGCTTGTGTTAAAGCTTATGATGGTAATATTGAACGAGTCACAGAGAACGGATCACTTTTATGGCTAAGAAGAACACCCAATCAGACTTGGTATCCACCGTGCCCAGTTACTTTGAACTCGGAGGATTCGAGTGGCGAGTCATTGGATCAGACGACCTCACAGAGCTAGGTAAGTGCGATTGTCACTCTCAGACCATTACAATCCGTAACGGAATGAGTGAGCAGACAACACTACAGACCTTCTACCATGAGTTAGTTCACGCTATTATGTTCACAATGGGGCATATGAACCACGATGAACAGTTCACAGACGCCTTCGGTGTCTTTCTCCACCAGTTTCACAAGACAGGCCAATGGTAACTAGAAAAGTAATGTCCAAACGAGCAGTAGCTCTAAAGCATGGATTCAGATCAGGGTTAGAGGAAGAGACTTCAAAGTTCTTGACTGATAACGGTGCTAAGTTCACGTACGAGGAGATGAAGATTCGATACCTTCAGCCTGCTACTGAACGCCAGTACACCCCTGACTTTGTTTTAGAGAATGGTATCATCATTGAAACAAAAGGTAGATTCCTAGTTGCTGATCGTAAGAAGCATTTGTTGATTAAGAGACAACATCCTCATTTAGACATCCGTTTCGTGTTCTCTAACAGTAAACAGAAACTAAATAAGGCCTCAAGAACAACATACGCTGATTGGTGTAACAAGAACGGGTTCCAGTATGCAGACAAAGAAGTTCCTGTACACTGGATTAAAGAACGACGCAGAAAGGTAAGTGATGGAAGTAAAATTGATTCGTGAGAACCCTGACGGTAGTGCAGACTACAGCTTTGACATGACCGATAAGGAAAAGGAAGCTCTTATTTGTCTAGGTATCATAACTGGCCTTAAAGCTGGTATTGAAGAAGGCAAAAAGTATGTAGCTCAATCAGCAGAGGAAAAGACTGATGGCAACGAAGATAGCAGTACACTATAAGCCTCCACCGTTCAAGCCTGATTGGATGGATGGTTGTCTTAAACTGTACGTGGTAGATCATCCTAGACTTGGGTGTAGGTTGATTACAACGACGAAGGTGGTTAAAGAGTATCCTAACGGAGTCTTTGAGACAGAGTATGCTGTTTACCACCCGATTGATGGAGACTTCAATGACACTTGATAACAAGTTAACACATGAACCTT